CGCTCGGCCGATGAAGCGGCCGCTGCCTTCCTCGATGGCGTCGATCCGAAAGTCGAGCGTGTCGGTGCGCTTCTGCATAACGCAAGCGTACCGCTCCCCGCAACCGTCGCGTCAAGCCTAACGTGCAATGACTTGAGCGCGTCGACCGGCGAGTCGGACCTCGCTCGCAACCTCGGCCTCGGCCCGCTTGCGCACTTCTTCCTCTGTCGCGCCTTCGCCCTGCCGCTGGGTCGGCCCCAGCTCTGCCGTTCGCTCGACCAGTTCTTCCGGCGACCAGTGCGCGGTCTTCGCGATGTCCTCGCCCGATGTCACCGGGACTGCGCTGCACCGGCATTGGATCGGCTCGCCGGGATGGCCGACAGGTGGCGGGTAGTCCCAGCTCCAGATCGAGTGTTGCAGCGCCACATGCGTCGGCCGTTCACGATTGTCCATGACGCCGATCCACTCGTAGTGCGTGAAGCCGGCTGCCCGCTGCTGTAGGCGGTTGCAGTCGCCGTTGTACTTGCCCACCTGGTCGCGAGCGATGAGGGCCGCGCGCCGCTGAGCGATGCCGTGTTCATCCTCGAGACGGCGGGCGATGGTTTCCCAGCGTGCGCCAGCCGGCACCATCTCGCGGACGATGCGGCCGATGCGTTCGGAGACCTCGGTCGGCTGCGAGCTGATAAGGGCCGCGTTATCCTCGATCCACTGGTCGCGAGCTCGATCAAGAGCTGACCCCGGTTCGATCGGGTTGACGCCGAGCGACTCGAAGACGCGCAGATTGGCGCGCACCGCATGACGCTCGATGTCGCGGGCGATGACATCGGGCAGGCCGAGCGGGAGGCCCTCGGCGAAGAGGTCGAGCCGTCGCTGTGCTGCAATGAGCGTGTCGCGCAAGTCGACCGGCAGTGTGAGCTGCGCCTTTTCCTCGGGCGTGTGCGGCCGGTTCTGCTTGGCTGCTCGACGCTCGGCTTGGCGCTCGGCGCCGCGTTGCGCCAGTGCGACGACGACCTCGGGTTCGGGCGGCGTTAGGCCTTCGCCTTCCTCGTCGGCGTCGGCTCGCGCCTGCTCGGCCTCGGCCATCCGCTGCAATCGCCACAGTTCGTCGATGACCGGCTGCACCAGTCGGAACGAGGCATCGGCGATATCGGTCAGCTTGCGGCGGTACTTGGCTTCGGCCGTGTGCGGAAACGGCAGCGTCGGCGTCTTGACCGGCGGCTGGCCGCGGAGCTGGGCGAGGCGTAGCAGATTGGCCAGATACGGCGAGACCGCTTCCGGCTGTTTGGTCGGCCGAAGTTCCTGATCGCGTCGAACTGGTCGGAGGGGCCTCACACCACCTTGATCACAAGCGGAAGCTCGGGAGCACGCACCGCAATCAGCCGGTGGGCCGCAGCCTCGACGCCGGCTCGACGCGGAGCATGGAAGCTCTGGCAGTCGCCACCGGGGAAGGTCACGCCGCCAACCCACCAGCCGTCCTCGCGCTCGTGCAGCTCGAAGAGCACAAAGACCTCGGGTTGCGCTTCCTCAGTGACCGGCTCGACCGTCGGCTCTTCGGACGGCGCCTCGTCGACCGTGACGACGACCTCGGGCGGCGTGTCGTCGGCGACCTCGACAATCGGCTCGGCCTTGGGCTTGGTGGTCTTGCTCTTCGCGGTAGCCATCGTCACTCCTTGGGCAAGCCGGGCTCGGGCGTTGCCGCTGCGGCCTGCGCTTCCTTCTTCTGCTCGCTGATCGTCTGGTCGAGCGTCGTCTCGTAGGTGTAGCTGACGCCGCCGAAGCGCGATTCACGAATCTCGATCGGCTCCAGCGCATCCATCTGATAGTAGGCCTGATCGATCTTGGCCTGCCGTTCGCGCCGCTCGATCTCCTTGTCGAGGTCAGGCGGGTCGATCGGGTTGGGCCTGATGACCCAGCGCGGCGGCTCGGCGCCCTTGGTCGGGCCGTCCTTCGACGCAAAGATGAGCGAGGTCAGCCGGTGGAGCTGCGGGATCACCGACTGCATCTGCCAGGCGTGGACGTACTCGGCCCACAGCCGGTGGTCTTCCTCGGCACCGGAGAGGCGGCCGGCTTGATTGCCCCACAGCCGCGACTGCGGGATGCGCGAGGCGCCGGCAATCTCGACCTTGAACTTCTCGAGCAGGCTGTCGAGGCCGCCGACTGGCTGGCCCAGCCGCTTGTACTCTTCGGCATCGGCGTCGATCAGCGCGAGGCCGAAAGCGCCGAGGCCCATCTTGAAGGCCTGCGTACGCGTGATAACGCTCGACACCTGGTCGCTGGCGAGGTTCAGGCTCAGGTCCTTCATCGACAAGACGCCCTGCGCGAACTCCGAGACCGTGACCGCCACGCCGTCGAAGGCCATGCCATAACGACGCAGCGCGTCAAAGCAGGCCTCGTAGACCGAATCGCCCCAAGTCAGGTTGGCGATGCGCGTCAGCATGTCGGTCGGCACGCCGTTGAACCGCAAGAGCCGCGACCAGTGCACGCGATAGCTCACGGTGTTGGTCGACTGGCCGTAGGGCGTGACCTGGTAGTAGAGCGGCAGGCCGAAGTTCAGGCTGTCCACGTCGTCGTCGTAGCGGCTGATGTCGGGAAGGGCGTAGCGGGCATCGACGATCACGATCTGCTTGACCGCGCCGAAGTCGTTCTCGGGCAGCGGCGTCGCCAACGTCGTGAAGGCCTCAGTGCCCGATTGCATCGGCTGCGACAAGCCCGCCGGGATATCGTCGGTCAGCAGCAGGCCGACCGAGCCGCGAAATACCATCGCCCAGCGCAAGCCGTCGGCGCATCGCTGGATGGCGTGCAGCCGCTGCCATTCTTGCTTGACCGCCGAGCGCAGGTCGTCCTTCGCGTCGTCGTCGGTGGCCTCAAAGTCGATCTCGAAACCTGAGCGCGTGGCGTCGCCGACGACATCGTCGACCAGCCGCTTGGCAATCCAATTCTGCCGATACAGGTTCTGCAGCTGCGCCCATTCGATGCGAGCGCGCGCCTTGAACTCGAAGCTCTCGGTCTTGTCGCGACCGGGCAGGCCTGCGCCGGTGTAGAGCGACGACCAGCCGTCAGCGCGTGCCATGGTGCGCTCGGCCTGTCGGCGGGCGTCTTCCATCTGCACCCGGCGGCGTTCGGCGGTCGCGTCTTGCCGGCCAGCGGCCGAAGCCATTGCGTCGGCGGTCTTCTGCGCGTCTTTGCGAGGTCGTGCCATGTGCGCCATGTTGCCGCTAGGCCGAAAGCAGCGCAAGTGCAGCGTGACCGGCCCCGAAGTATCGCAGCAGCTGCGAGGTCGCGTCGACGCGGTTGTCGCGCTCGTTCAGCTTCTTGTTGCCGGTGAATCGCAGCAGCTCGCGCCGGTAGTCGAACAACCACGGCGCCGCCTTGGGGACCAGCACGCGCCCGCCTTGGAACCACGGGGCCTGCTCCCACAGCCGCTCGGCCTTCGACATCCGGCCGGGGTCGAGCGCTTGCACTGCCCAGCGCCAACCTGGTCGACGCCGTAGGTTCTGCGCCAACGCGCCGCCGACTGACTTCTTCTCGATAAGCACGAGGTCGGGCTGGAAGTCGCGGCACAGCGTCTCGATCCGTTCCTCGAGCGGGTGCAATAGCAGCTTGACCGCGTCGGCGTGCAGCAGGTAGGCGTAGTGGCCGTGATGCAGGCCGATAACGATGCCGGTCTCGTCGTTGTTGGCGCCGACATCCTCGGCCGGGTCAATGCTCAGGACGACGCGACCGCCCTTGCGGTTGGGCAGCTCGTCGTAGGTCTTGTCGAGCCACGCCGGCTCGAGCATGGCGCCGCCCGGCTCGATGTCCCAATCGCCGTCGAGCCATGCCGAGACGATGTGGGCAGGGCCTGCGTAATGGAGCTGCGTCAGGTATTGCTTGCCCGCCTCGGTCGTCGGCGCAAGGTACGGGTTGTCCTTGATGGTGCTCGGGATGTAGACGCGTTCGATCGGCGGCTTACCCGGCTCTTCGTGCAGGAACGGCGTCAGCGGCCGCGCCGGCGTCAGGTATCGCGCCTTGAGCCATTCGTGGCCGGGACCTGCCGGGTTGGCCGAACTGATCATCCGGCACGGGACGCCAGCCGTTGACCGCAGCGTACCGCGCAGAAAGTCGATCGCAGTCGGTGTCGCCCAGGTGCCGACGTCATCGTAGAGCAGCAGGGTGTACTCGTGGCCTTGGTATCGGTAGGCGTCGGTATCGCTCTCGAGATAACGTAGTTTGAGCGTGCCGCCGCTCGGGAAGTGCCACGTTCGCGACTGGGCGGCATAGGTCGCGCCCACCATCGGAAAGACCTTCAACATCTCGGCCTGCGCGCCCTCGATCTCGGGAATCGACCGCCGGAACCAGACGCCCTTGGCGTCCTTGCCATAGACCGCCTGGTGTTGCAGCCAACAGCCGAGCATGCCAAACGTCTTGCCGCCGCCTCGAGCGCCGCCACAGAGGATGTCAGGCACCGGGCAGGTCAGTAGCCACGTCTGCGGTCCCGGATTTGGCCGCCATGCGACGTTAGGCTTCTTCGCCATCGACCGACAGCTCCCCGTTGATGCCGCTGGCCCAATCGGCCGAGCTCGCCGCCAGCGCCGGCACCACGACGACTTGCGCCGCCATCTGCACCGGCCCGCCGTCCGCGCCTGTGACTTGCGTGCGACTGGTCGGCCCGAACAGCGTCGGCTCCAACCGTTCGAGCAGCCACGCCTGTCGCTTCCAGTCGCCCTCGCCGGCTTCGATAGCCTCGAGCCGCATCGCCACATGCGCCGCTCTGGCATCCGCAAGCGCACGCGCGAACGAGGCGAAAGGTTCCTCGCCATCGACGCCGCGCTTTTCCCAGTCGAGCATATTGGCGTAGTCGACACCAGCTCGCGCGCAAGCGAACTTCTTCGGCATACCCTTGGCCACCTCGGCGCAAATCTTCGCCGTCGTCTCGGGCGTGCATTTGGTGGGCCTGCCGATCTTGACCGAACGCGCAGAAGCCGCCGCCAGTGGTTGATCTGACGACGGCTCCTGCTGCTGCTCGTGGGGCTTGTGGCCCATGTCCCTCGCTTAGTAGGTCAGATCGACCGAGAGCAGGTTCAGCCGCACGGTCTCGCCCGCGCCCGCCGCCCAGGTGACCAGCACGGTCACATCGTTGGCCGCGGTGGTATCGACGGCCGCCTGGTAGCCGCTCAAGGGCTCCACGACCGAGGTGCCAGCGCCGGTTTTCGTGACCCACAAGGTCGAGCTGTTGAACTTGCCGCCCGCGCCGGCCGACTGCACGACGACCGACGACTCGCAGAAGAACGCGCTGCCGGGGCCGGGGTCGAACGCCGAGCAGGCCGCGATGGTGGTGCCGCCGACCTTCAGCGTCAGGGTCAGGTTGACGACGCCAGCCGAGGCCGTGCAGACGCCGCCAGCGCGAATCGCCAGCCGAGCACCCGCCGCCATCATGTTGGCCGGGATCGTCACCTTCGACGCGAACGCCTGATTGACCACGCCAACCGCGCTCGAGACCGTGTCAGCCGTGGGCGCGAGCGGCGCGTTGTTGACGACTTCCGCAGCCAGAGCGTTGAGCTTGGTCGCGACGGCCTGCGAGGCCTTGTTGCTGTACGAGAAACCGCCGAGGCGCGAGAGCTCCGCAGCGTTGAACGTGGTAATCGGCATGGAACTCCTTCGCGCCGCAGGGTCGAAAGGTTGCGGCAGCCCTTAGCCTACCGCGCCCGCTCAACCATGGTCAACCGCAAAGGCCACGGGCCGCGAGGGCGGGACACGCGGGACGGCAAAAAACGCGCTCCGTGATGCCTCTTTCCGCAACGCCCACCGGGCGGTAAGTGCGATCTGGGTGGTAGGGACACGGCCCGTCGAAACTTTGCCCTTATAGATCCCAATTTCGTAATTTGCACAGATGTAATTATTGATGATCAAAACTTCTAAAAGAGGTGTCCCTTGTGTCCCTTGTTGTCTCTTCTTGCTAAGTTAGGTGCCAATCTGCCGCCCCGAATCGAGGCCCGCCGGCGTCCCCGTTGTCCCGCGCGGGTCTCTTGACTTGCGCCACCTTTACGCGCTAGGCTTCGTGTCGCGGCCTGCAACGCCGCTTGTCTCTCGACGGAGTCTCGATGTCCTCTTCCGTATCGCCCGCGTCATCAGCTTGGCTTGCCTTCGCGTTACTCTGTCCGCGGTGGTTGAGGTTGCACCAGTTGGTGGCGCGGGCGATGCGTGGGAGGCCTCATGCGTCCTGACCTCGCTACCGCCGCAACCTTCGTCCGCATCCTGACCGGCTCGTCGCTGACGCCGATGTCGTGGCAGGTCTTCGACGACTCTCCGACCCGCCGCGACGGCTCGATGGCCGCCATACACCACGGCCCGCTGGCCTCGGTGTCCTACCAGCTCGGCCGCGCGAACGACTCAGGCTGCGGCGTCTTCGTCACGGTCAACGAAACGGACCTGCGCGGTCGCCGAGCGGCCAACATCCGGTCGGTGCGCGCCCTGTACATCGACACCGACGGCTTCGTGCCCAAGTCCTTTCACCTACCTCCGACGATGGTGGTGCGGTCGTTCGCGGGCGTGCACGCCTACTGGCGCGTCTCCGATGCGATGCCGCTGGCCGACTTCCGCAATCACCAGAAGCGGCTGATCCAGCACTACCAGTCCGACCCGAAGATCCACAACCTCGACCGCGTCATGCGCGTGCCGGGCTTCTGGCACCAGAAGGGCGAGCCGTTCGCGGTTGACATCGTCGACGCCGACGGCCGGCTCTACCATAGCGCCGATGTGGTCGCCGGTCTTGCGCCGCTGCCGACTCCCGCCCCGAAGCGCCAGGTGCGCAGCTCGCTGGCCGGCATCGACTGGTCGGGACTCGATGTGATCGATATCTTCGGGCAGGCCGGCTTCAGTCCGCGCGACCTTGGCGGCGGTAAGTGGGCGATCATCTGCCCTTGGACCGGCGAGCACTCACATCCGGATTGGGACGGCAAATCGACATCAACGGTAGTGTGGGAGCGCAGCGCCGGCAGCCCGGCCACCTTCCACTGCTCGCACGCGCATTGCGAGGGCCGTCGTCTTTCGGACGCGCTGTCGGCGATTGGGTATCGACCTTCGCCGGCCGATGTGGTCAAGTCGCGCATCGCTGCCGGTCGCGCCCTGTACGAACGCACGCTCGCCGAGCAGGGAGGCAACCGATGAGGCCGCTGACCGACCTCGGCAACGCCGAGCGTTTCGCCGACCAGTACGCGAATCAATACCGCTACGTCGCCACTCGCGACCAGTGGCGCTACTGGACCGGCAAAGTGTGGGCGGTCGACGCCACCGAGCAGCGATTCGCAGCCGCTCGGCTTGTCGCCCGCGGCATCCAGCTCGAGGCCGCCAACGCGGCGACCGTCAACGCCATGGACGCCATCCGAAAGTGGGGCGAGGCCTCCGAATCGCTTGCCCGTCAGCGCGCGATGGTGACGCTGGCCCAAGCCGACCGCACGATTGCGACGACCTACCAGCAGTTCGACGCCGACGCTAACATGCTCAACACGCAGTCGGGCCTCGTCGACCTGCGATGCAGCGTCCTGCACGCCCATCGTCCGGAAGACTACTGCTCGCGCATCACCCGCGCCGCCTACGTCCCCGGCTCGACGGCGCCGACATGGCAGCGCCTGGTATCGTGGGCGCTCTGCGACGACGCTGAGCTGATCGCATGGTTCCAGCGCGCCGTCGGGGCCTCGCTCTACGGCCATCAGCAGGAGCAAATCTTCGCCTTCTGCTTTGGCGGCGGCGGCAACGGCAAGGGCAGCATCCTGAACGCTCTGCGCCGCATCCTCGGCGACTACGCCTGCATCCTGCCCGGCTCCTTCTTTGAGCTTCAAAAGAACAAGCCGCACACCACCGAGATTGCCGACCTCTTCGGCGCACGGTTCGCCGTCGGGTCCGAGGTCTCGCCGACTGCCACGCTCGACGAGGGTAAGGTCAAGGAGCTGACCGGCGGCGACCCGGTGAAGGCCCGCCGGCTGCACGAGAACAACGAAGAGCACGAGCCGACGTGGACGCTCTGGCTCTCGGGCAACAGCAAGCCTCGCATCCGTGGCACCGACCGGGGCATGTGGCGCCGGATGCGGCTGATCCCATTCGTCGCGCAAATCGAAGACCACCAGATCGACCGCGAGCTGCCGAACAAGCTGCTGGCCGAGGCCGACGGCATCCTGACGTGGGCGATCGAAGGTGCGCGGCTCTGGCACGACGATCGGCTGGGCCTCTGCTCGGCCGTCGAGTCGGCATCGCTCGAGTATCGCGAGGCCGAGGATGTGGTCGGCCAGTTCCTCGAGGATTGTTGCCTCGTCGACGCCCGCGCCGCCTACGCCACAACCAAAGCGGAGTTCCGGCGCGCTTTCGAGGTCTGGTGTACCGAGAACGGCTTGCCCATCCTGTCGACCAAAACTGTTGCCGATCGCTTGGCCAAGGAAGGTATCCGCGAGCTCAAGTCGAACTCGACCCGCAGTTGGCGCGGCGTGCGCCTGGTCACTGCCGATAAGCCGGTGATGCGCACGCGCTGGGAGCCTGAGTGATGTTTGGCCCGCTGCTGGACGACCCCATGTCCGACCGCCCGCAGCTCCTCTGTGCAGTCTGCGGCGACCGGGACTTTCACTCGCCCGACCTTGCCCCGCAATGGGGCGATCCCTACGTCTGCCACTTGTCGGTGGTATGCGACACCTGCGGCAGCAAGAACCACCTGCGAGTGCAGTGGAGCTTGGGCCGCGTGACCCTGACCCAAAGGAGTACCCATGGCCGCTAACTACAACCACCTGACCCTCGCCGGCCGTCTCGGCGCCGACGCTGAAACCAAGCAGGCCGCGTCAGGCTCGGCCGTGACTCGGCTGCGCATGGCCAGCTCGGTCGGCTACGGCGACAAGCAGCAGACGCTCTGGATGGCGGTGACGCTGTTTGGCAAGTCGGCCGAGTTCGCCGCCAAGCTGAAGAAGGGCGATGCCGTCCTGGTCGCTGGCCGTCTCGAGCCAAACGTCTGGACCGACAAGCAAGGCGTCGAGCGCAAGGATGTCGTCATGATCGCCGACACCGTGCAGGCCCTCAGCCCCAAGTCGCAGGACCGCAACGACGAGCCGCCGTTCTGAGGTGATTGGTGCTTGAAATCGTTCCCATTAGCTTTGCCGAGGCGTGCGCATTTATTGCCGAGCACCATCGGCATCATCGTCCGCCTCGCGGCATGAAGCTCTGTCTGGCCGTCGCTCAAGATGGGGATATCTGCGGCGTTGCGACCGTAGGAAGGCCAGTGGCGCGAAACCTGAACGATGGGTGGACGCTTGAAGTCAATCGAGTGGCAACCGATGGAACCAAAAACGCTTGCTCCATGCTGTATTCTGCTGCTTGGCGAGCGGTCAAAGCTCTGGGCTATCGTCGCCTTGTGACCTACACATTGCCACATGAAGGCGGCGCAAGCCTTCGCGCAGCGAACTGGAAACTGATCGGAAGCACAACGGGGGGTGGGTGGAGCCGTGCTAGCAGACCTCGCGTGGATCTGCATCCCCTGCAAGAAAAACTGAGGTGGGAGGTTGTTGATGCTCTTCGATAAAGCCCAGCGCAAGCTCTGGAAGCACGGACTGCCGCGATGCCAGCACCGCCTGACCCGCTTCGTGCAAATCACGACGGCGTCAGGTGCCCGCGGCATCCGCGAGCAGTGCGACGGGTGCGGTTATCTGGACACGACGCCACACAAGCTGTCGGAGCACGCCAAGGCCGAGCCTGCCGACATGGTTGCCGCTGCCGAGTGGCAAGCGCATCGGGACGAGGCCGGCAAGGCCGCTGCGCAGCTGGCGCGCAAGCGTTACGCCATGCTGCAAGCCTCGAAGCCGGCAGAGGCCGCCGACTGGTGGGAGGCCTACTCGGACTTTCTGCACAGCGACCAGTGGCAGACGGCCCGCGCCATCGTCCTGCGTCGCGACCGGGGCCTGTGCACCGCCGCGCTGCCCGGCTGCGAGCGCGAGGCACGGCAGGTCCACCATGACGGGTCGAGAGCCTACGCCTACCACAACCGCCTCGGCGCAACGCCGCTGTTTCTGCTGCACGCGGTCTGCGTGAAGTGTCATGAGGCCATTACCCGCGCCGACCGTGCGGAGAGGGGGCAGGCGTGATTCGCTTTGGCAGCGTATG